TGTGCTTCTCAATCCATCAATCGCTTGTTGTTCGGTCATTTTAAGTTCAAATGCCATGATAATAGTGCTTTATTTAGATGAACTTATTATAGACTAAAAAAGGGGTCTTGCGACCCCCTGTGTACCAGTTTTTTAATTGGCACTAACTATCCATATTAGCAATATGTTCTTCTAATTGCTCTACTAGTTTTGGTTGAGATAATCTTCTATCCAACTCAATACCAACAGTTCTACCAATTTCTTCTAACTTAATTTTTGAAAGCCACTTTAAATTAGTAGGTATTTCTGGAGCAGGTGCTTCTGTAGCAACAGGCATTTCATCTAGAGGATTCTCATACACAGGAGGTGTAGGAGGTGTTTCTTCAACAACAGGAGGTGCTGGTGGTACAGCAGGTGCAGTTGTTCCAGTTTCATGTGATGTTATAGGCAACCCAGCTGCCTCAGAAAACTTACTCATTTCTCTTACTCAATTCTTTTAGTTATTTATTTTCTGGAGATTCTTCAGCAGGAGGAGTATCCTCTACTTTAGGTTCTTCAGTTGGTTCCTCTTTTTTAGCATATACAGCAGCATACGCATTCATCAAACCCTGTGCTTCTTTAGGAGTTAGTCTTGGCATTATATTATAATTAAGGTAGTATTATTTATACTACCAACTCTATAAATTCACCTAGAATTTTTTTATTCATTTTCTTACCTTTCAAACTCTTAAAGAATGCTCTTTTGATTTGTGTTTTTGTAGCACCAGTATCAACTTCAAACTCATCATCAGATGATAAAGCATTAGCAGACATTCCAAAGTAACTATCATACCCAGAAGATTTTATACTAAAGGTTTTAGTCTTCTTCCAAGATTTTGTTGCTCTCTCAAAATCTTTACCATCATATCCACAATACTGACGAATAAAATAACTAGCATCTCTATTAGCAAGTAGACGAATACCAACAAAATTCATATCAGGAAAGTTGTGTCTTAAATTATCAATTAAAGTAGAGGTGATAGTAGACCAATGCTCTCCAAACTTGTAAGTGTGTCCAGTTTTTCTATCTCTTAAAAATGTATTATACCCAACATAATTTGTTCCTAGAAATGGTTCATCTTCCCAATGTCTGTTAACTTCTCTGTGATATTTTATTGGATGTGCTTCACCATCTGTAAGAATTACACATTGAACTTTTTGTAATTGATGATCACTCTTAAACTTAGGAAGAATCTGATGAAGACATACAACTGTTTCATTTAAAGGTGTTCCTGAGAGATTCATTCCAATTGGAACACCGTACTGATGCCATCTATTTCTACCAAATGTTCTAGCACATCTAAAGATATTAATCATTTGCTCTTCCAATTCTTTTCCATTTACACTACTAGTAAATAGATTCATCAAAGAAAAACTTTCTGTTAATGCTGCTAATCCTGATTTTGGTTCATAAGAGGATTCAACATTTGGACGACCTTTTTCATCATAATTTGGAAAACATTGTGTAAAGGCATATACATCAAATGGAATAGAAACCTTTCTGCAGAACCATATAAGATTATAAAGTTGCTTGATGGTATCTTCCATTACATCTGCCATTGAACCAGACCAATCAAGTATGAATACCAATCCATGATTCTTTCCATCAGGAACTACATTTATTTTTTTGAAAAGATCTTCATTGTACTTGTAAGTATGAAGTTTAGATGTGTTAAGAACACCTGTTCTTGATACTGTAGAACGAGCATAGGCATCAGCAGATTTCTTACATTCAAATTCTTTAACCAAGTAGTTTACTTCCTTCTGTGCTGACTTCTTAAACTTTTTATACTCAAGATCAACCTCAGAGAATACTGTCATATTTTCCAATTCTTCTTCACTTACATCATATCTGAATGGTTTTTTATCCATATAACCTTCCCAATTTTCAGCACATATTTTATGAATTGCTTTATTAGAAATAATAACCTTATCCAAATTAATCTTTGGTATTTCGATATAGAAATTCTCAACACCACCTTGCTCAATAAGACTTTCAATACCCTTGGCAAGTGAATCAGCAGTTTCTACTTTTGGCTCAGCATGTTCAAGTTGTTGATGTAATTCTTCAATGGTTAATTGATCAGGTTGGGTTTTTTGATAATCCATATCAATATCAATTTCACTTTTACCATCACCCTCTTCTTCATCATCATACCCAGTATCATCTTCACCTAAATCAGGACGACCAGATCCTTCCATATCCATACCATCTTGTTCTTCTTCCTCTGCTTCTGATATCTGTTGCTTTATATCTTCTTCCATCTCACCTTTACAATACTTGTAAAGATCTTCAGCAACATCTAGAACTTCATCAAAAGTCTCACACTTCTTTACTCTTTCAACAAATATCTGTTCTTCTAAAGTAAACTCAATTGTTTCATAATTGCCAATTTTGAAGTATAGATTGATTTTATCAGCAAGATTAAACTCTGAGATATCTTTTCCTTCTACTTCAAAGAAATCATTATCATGTAGTTCTAGATATCCATTATAAAAAGTTTTGGCAATTCCCGCATACCTACGCTTCATTAACTTTTCAATTCTTGCATCTTCTACAATGTTAACAAAATCAAATCCTATCTTACGATCTTTAGACCAATCATAATCAGGTGTATAAAGAGCATGTCCAACCTCATGAGAAACTAAAGCATCTAATACATTATCACTTGCCTTCTCCCACATAGGTAGAGTTAGAACTCTTGTTTGTACATTGAACTGAGCAGTCTCAACTTTTTTATGCTCTACTACTAGATCCTCAGTAGCAAGTAGTTTAGCAAGTTGTGATCTGATCTCGTGCTTTACTGTCATGGATCTGTTTGTTTGATACACCTATTATACTAAAAGACCGCCTCTGTGGGCGGTTGAGTAGACGGTTTATCAACTGTCCACGCCTTGCTTTCGCTTGACGTAGTGCTTGTGGTTTAAGTTTTCGTTTCCTCTCCTTCTTGGAGTGGTGTTGCCAGTTTGGAGTATTCATGAGTGGTCTAGGGCATAATCCAATGCCTTCTTTGCAGTGGCAGAGATGTTTACAACTTTTTTTGATTGAGTAATTGAGAATCCCCAGAGATCACCTTCTGGATCATCTGGCATACCAAATGGCATTATAAAATAAAGTCCAGCGTTGGCAACACATTTCCATTTTATATCCACAAAACCCAGATCTCTTAAAGCACATTCTAACTTAAGAGAATAACATCCATCTTCTAATGTCATATCTGTTAACCAATCTTAACGATATGAAATATTTAGAAGATAAAATAGGTATTCATAACCACAGTCGTTTTTGAATCTTTTCACCTATTTCTGGAAGACCAGTTATAGCATTCTGTAGTTTACTCAAATCTCTTTTCAATTCATACACTTCTCTTTTAAGTGCTTGAATTTCTTCATGATCTGTCATGTTTATGGATAAAAGAAAAAAACTTGATTACATCTATATTGACTAAAAAATATATCATTAGTAATATTCATACCATGAGGAAATTTAGATCCATCAAAAAGGCACAAACTATTATACCTTGATTTAAATGATTTTACAACAGAATAATTTTCTTTAGGTCTCCAACACAAATACTGTTCTGGCATAGACATTGAATAACTCCACTCAAAACTATTCAAAACTTTAGGATCATATAGATTTGTTCCAGAATCTTCCTCATCTTTATTCAAATAAACTATACCATTATATCCACCATCTATATGTGGCCACCAAAAACAATTATTATAATCATTAAAATCGTCATGAAAAAATTTAGTCATATTAGTAGAAATATCACAATTAGGATATCTCTGATTACATAACTTACTAATAAACTCATAGACAGGAATTAATCTAAGATCTCTCTGTATTAATCTCCTATCATTAAAATGAACCGTATTAAAAGATGGCTTTTGTTCTACTTTCCACAAAGGAACATCCCTATTAAATAGGTAGTCAGCAACTTCTTCAGGATTCTTATAAAAATTATCTACAGTATAAACTTTTGAGTTTAATATACTTTCTTCTTTTACATGTAGATCATCATTTAACTCAAACACATTATTCCTTTACTGCTTTACAATCCCAACCTTTGCTCCATATGAATGGTTCAGCAGTAGCATCCTTTTTAAGTTTAAACACCTTTCTATCATCCTTTGTTTGTGTCCATCTGTTATCACCAGCATAGTACATAGTTGCTGAACCCAACAAACTGGTTTTTGTAATATGGTATGCCATAATTAGTTTAAATTAAATGATATTATAGTTCTATCTATATTACTATAATTTGGAGGAGCCATATGAGATAGATTTGAAGGAAAAATAATAAGATCCCCTTCCTTTATATCTAATGTTTTATTTTCAAAATCACCATACTCTGCCATAAAAGGAGAAAAGAAACTAGTTCCCTTATGATGGTCACTATTATATTCAGCATAAAATACAGCAGAATATCCAACAGGACCATGAGTATGTGGTTGAAAATAATCACCAACCTTATATCTATGACACCACATCTTTGTTAGTCTTTGAAATTTATATAATGCTACTTGATGAAATTCATCAATATAAGGTCTTATTATTTCATGAAAACTATTACCATATTCTGGAATATCATTATTAATCCAATAATCAGCAAATGATATATTTTCATCTATAGCTTCTTTATTATCAAAAGGTATTAAAGATAAAATATAATCTTTCTTATCTTTCCATTCTTTAATATAAAATCTATGGAGAGATATTTCAAATAAAGAAACCTTTTCCATTAAGAAGCAATCCTAGAAAATCCTTTAACTTTTTCAAATCTAATTACACTATCAAATTTATCATGAAGTTCTGCTTTATGAGATATAACAAATACATTTGCATCCTTAATTACAAAACGAATAATCTTAAGAAACTCATCTGTTCCAAATCCATCAAGAGAACTATCAAATATCTCATCCATAATTAGAAGATTAGTATTCACAGAATTCTTAACTCTAGCAATTTCTCTCCATGTAAATAGAAGTGCTAAATCAATTCTCATCTTCTCACCCTCAGAAAAAGAAGCATAAGAAAATCTTTCATGAATTGGAGATTCAATGGATTCACTAAACTCCTCATCCAATTTAAAATTAATATAGAAATCCATCATCTGCAGATAACGATTTACCTGCTGATTAATAAGAGGAAGATATCTCTTGATAATTTTTGTCTTTACTCCATCATCCTTTAACAGAGAATATGCGAAGTCATGGTACATCGCATCTTCTTTCTTATCTGCTAATTTTTTAAATACTTGTTGGAGATTTTCGTTAAACTCTGCTAATTTTCCTTGTTCAGTATTTCTGTTTGCATGCTGGTCGGTAAGTCTCTGAATTTCCGATTCCAAATCCCTGATCTGTCTGAGACATCCAGAGATGAGAGTATGGTTTTTAGAAATGCCATTGTTGAGTTTAGAAATCTCCTTAGATAGTTTTGTAAACTGATGCTCTCGTTCCTCTTCTTTTTGAATTGCCTCCTCTAGTTCCCTGTAACCGAGTTGCAACTCCTTTGCTTTATTTTGAACATCAGCAATTCTATTTACACGAAACTCTTCTTCTATATCCTGAGTACAAGTAGGACATACCGTATTATCTGTGAAAAACTTATGTTCTTTGGTAATAGTAGATACTTTTTGAGTAATTTGACCCTTAAGAGTGTTTAGTTTCTTTAACTTAGATTTCGCCCCTGTTACCTTTTCTAAGTCCTCCGTAAACATCTCAACGTCTTTTACAAGACATTCTGTCTCATCAGATGTTTCTTGTATTTCACCTTCCAATAAATTTATCTTACCTTCCTTTTCTTCTATCCTTTGCTTACCTTGAGTTTCCAACTCTTCAATAAAGTTCTTTTGCATTTCAACTTTATCTTTAATATTATCTTTAGTCCACTCCAAAGTTTTTATTTCATCCTTTTGATCTTTAATCTTTGTCTTCATAAGAGCATTCATAGCAGAAAAGATACGAATATCTAAAAGATCTTCAATTACATCTCTACGATTAGCACCAGTTAATTGCATAAAAGGCACAAAAGTACTACTACCCAGAATTACTATCTGAGTAAAAGATTTATAATTTACTTTAAGAATATTTTCTTCAAGCATCTTCTGCATAACACGATCATCTGCCTCTTTATGCATAGGATCGCCATTAACAACTATTAAAAAAAGATTAGGTTTTATTCCTCTTTTTACAATATATTCTTTATTATTAATACAGAATTCAACTTCAACTAAACAACCCTTCTCATTTGTACTGTTTATTAATTGACTCTTAGTAATTTTACGAAATGGTTTATTAAACAAACTAAAAGTTAAGGCATCAAGAACAGTAGATTTACCAGTTCCATTAGTACCAACAATTAAATTGGTAGAGTTTTGTTGAAAATCAACCTCTGTAAAATGATCACCAGTAGATAGAAAATTTTTCCATCTAATTTTTTTAAAAATTATCATTAAGATTTAGGAGGAGGAATAACAATATCATTGGGAGTTACAACAGTATACTTGTAATTATACCTCTTACACGTCATAATTGCAACATTATCATCAACTTGAATAACATCCATTGGATTATCATGGTAATCTTCCATCATCATAGCATATCTATTAGCATCATCTTCCTGCTGAAACATAAAAAGGACTTTTTCACCATACTTATTATGAACAGCGTAAGCACCTTCTTCTTTTTCTGATCTTGTAGTGAGTAACCACATTAATCTACCTCACAAGCCTCTGCATAAAGTTTCTGTAAAATACCCTTAATAATAGTCTTATCGCATTCAAAATCAGAATCATCAATATATCGATTCAAAAATGATAATGTATTTTCATCTTCTTCTGCTACAAAATCTTC